AAGTGATTCAATACCTGCAAATTTATCAGACGGTGAATTTGTATTTACTGCTAAGGCTGTTAGTCACTTGGGTGTAGATAAACTCAGAAAGATGATGGCTAAGGCTGAAGCTGATTATGATGAAGGTGATGCCAAACAGCAATTTGCTCAGATGGGAGATGAAGGATTTGCATCTGGCGGTTTGTTAACAAGAAATGATTATAAACGTGGTGACTTAGCTACTAGAGGAAAAAAAATAAAACCTTTACCAAATACAATGGGTTTTGCTTTAGTAAAAATGCTTAAAAGAAGTGGTGTTGAAGGAACAGTTAAAAGAAAAGGCAATAGTTATGTAATCCAGATTCCTACAGGTTTTGAATATGGCGGGTATACCACACCTAAAGAAGAGTTTCCAGAAGGAAGCTATGCAATAGAGGATGAAGGAACTTCTACGGGTGAACTAACGCCGGGCATTGGAAAAGAAACTCTACAGCCAAGAGGAAATCCTCATATTGGTGAAAAGTCTATAATAAATAAAACTAGAAGTCCCATTGGAAGACCAACAAAGCCGTGGGAAAATTTAGTAAAAGGATTAGGAACTAGAATAATGGAAGAATTAGGATTAGACCCTGTAACATTTATTAAAGGAAGAGACGGTAAGCCGGCTGTAGGTAGAGAGTCTTCCTTATTTACAGAGACATAACCAAATTCCATTCTAAATAGAATGGTCTAACCGGGATAGCTATAAATGGTATCCCATTTTAATAACTCGCTTAATAAAAGGAGAATAATAATGACAAACGATTTAACAACACTTAACGAAAATTGGATAACAGCTTTCGACCCATTTAGAAACCAGACACTAGGTTTTGACAATGTATTTGACCAGCTATCTTCGCTGTCTCATTTTGAGATACCTAACTATCCACCTTACAATATAAAGAAGGTTAAAGATAATAAGTATCAATTAGAAATGGCACTAGCAGGATTTTCAAAGGTAGATTTAGATGTTGAGGTGAAAGATAACACTTTAACTATTTCTGGAAATTCCGCTGACAAAGATAATGATGATGGTTTCGTTTATAAAGGTATAGCACAACGAGCCTTTAAGAGACAATGGACTTTGATAGACTATCTAAAAGTGTTCAATGCAAAATTTAAAGACGGCGTTCTTGTGGTGGATATGGAATTAAATCTACCAGAAACAAAGAAGTCGAAAAAAATTAAAGTACAATAAATTAACTACAAAACAACAGACTGACTGACGAGATTTAGTCTGACTTTGTAGCGACAACCCCAGAGCTACCCTTTTGGCACTCTGGATTTTACTAACCCCGAAGCCACCCAGTTATACAACTGGCACTTAATGGAGGAAGTTATGACACAAGCAACAGAAAAAACGGAGGAAATCCAACAACCAAAACCAAACCCTTATAATGCTAAAAAGACATGGGACAACAGCAATTCAGAAGCCGAGAGAGGTCTTCAAAGCGCTGATGATTCCTTAGCATATGTTACCCCTCGAAAGGAAGCAGTGATATCTAGCAGAGAGCCGATACTTAAACAAGAAAGCGGTGAACCTAAAGAAGCTGAACCTACAAAGGCTACTAACAATGATGATTATGTCGAAGAGCCAACCGAACAATTTAAGAAGGTTGATTTTAAAAAGCGTTATGATGATTTGAAAAGACATTATGATAGAAAATTAGGAGACTGGAGGCAAAAAGAAACAGCTTTAAAAGCTGATTTGAAAGCCAATCGTCCAACCTATGTAGCACCTAAAACCCCAGAAGAACTGGCTACTTTTAGAGAGGACTATCCAGATGTCTATGATGTAGTAGATTCATTGGCTCATATGAGAGCACAGGAACAAATCTCTAATTTAGAAGATACAGTTTCTAGGCTATCAGAAAAGGAGTCGGCAAGTAATAGAAGAGCGGCTGAACAAGAACTATTAAATGTTCATCCAGACTTTAGAACAATTAGAGATTCAGATGATTTTCATGATTGGGCTAGAGTACAACCTGAAGCAATCCAAGATTGGATTTATAAAAATTCAGGCGATGCTTCACTTGCTTCTAGAGCCATAGATTTATACAAACAGGATGCTGGTTATACTTCTGAAACACCTAAGTCTGTGTCAACAAATAGTTCAGAAACAGACCCAAGAGGCAGTGCTGCAGATGCAGTACAGGTCACGGCTAAAACCCAAGACCCATCTGCCCCGCAGGAAAAAGTCTGGACAACCTCAGAGATTGCTAATCTTTCTGTTGACCAATTTGAGAAGTTTCAACCTGAAATAGATGAAGCTTTTAAAACAGGTCGAATAGCTAAAGGTTAGTTTTCATTAAGTAACCAAAAGGGGTATTTACGCACTACTAAAATAGTGTTTGTTTACCTCTAATATAAGGAGAGAGTACCATGGGCTTTGAAACAGGTTCTAGTATAAACTTTGACCCAGCTGTAACGAGTAATACCAATTCGTTCTGGTTGCCGTCAGTGTTTTCAAAAAAGGTACAAGTTGCTTTCCGCAAATCGGCAGTAGCCGAGGCTATCTGTAACACTGATTATATGGGAGAAATCGCACAATTCGGTGATACAGTTAACATTATAAAAGAACCAACAATCACAGTAGCTGATTATGCTCGTAATACAGGAACTCTAGCATCCACAGATTTAACGGATGAAGAGTTAATCCTGCAGATTGACCAAGCGAAGTATTTTCAGTTCAAGGTTGATGACTTAGAAAAGCGTTTTTCTCATGTAAACTGGCAAACAGTTGCATCTGATAACGCTGCATATCAATTGAAAGATGCGTTTGATGTAAACGTACTAACTGCGGCTTGTGCTGGCATAACTGCCGATTCAGGTACATATGGTACAGGCGCTGCTCCAATTGATACTGGTTTTGGCACAAGTGAAATAGACCCACTAGACGTGTTAGCACGTTTGGCGCGTTTACTTGACGACCGCAATGTTCCTGAAGAGAACAGATGGGTTGTAGCCAAGCCGGAGTTCTATGAAGAACTAGCGAAAACATCATCTAAGTTGATGTCGGTTGATTATAATCAAGGTAGCGGCGGTTTGCGAAATGGGCTGGTTGCATCGGGAGAGCTAAGAGGCTTTAAGATGTACAAGTCAAACAACGTACCAACACCTACAGGTAGTGGTAGTCCTACGCATCAGGTTTTAGCTGGACACATGTCAGCTATATCTTGTGCGCAGTCACTATCTACTGTTGAGTCACTTAGGGACAATTTAACTTTTAAAGATATTGTCCGCGGTTTGTTAGTGTGGGGTCGCAAAGTATTGCGTCCTGAAGCATTAGCTTTAGCAAAAATCATAATTGACTAATAAGTAAACCTTTAAGGAGTTCCTTCGGGGACTCCTTAACCTAATTCTAAAGAGGGAAGATGTCACATAAAACATATTTAGCTTTAACCAATGATATTCTAGGCGAACTAAATGAAGTTCAGCTTACCTCTACTAACTTTGCAAATGCTACTGGAATTCAGAAATTTGTAAAGACTGCTCTCAATAGAGCATATTTTGATATAGCTAATGAAAATCCAGAGTTTCCTTGGCTCTCTACGACAGCATCGGGAGATGCACAAGAGTACGGTAATTCTTTTGTTGATACCGTTGCTGGTACTAGATGGTATTTTTTAAAGAAACATTCAAGCGGTTCACACGGAACTGCAAAAGATTTTGGTAAGGTAGATTGGGATAATTTCTATCTAACTACAGAAGATGTGGGTTCTTGTTCTAGCGCAGGAGTTTGTTCAGATGTTTCATATTCGACAGCAAGTACTTGTGTAGCTGGCGGTGCAACATGGACAGACTATGATACAGAGTCTGTTTGTACAACAGCTAGTGGAACTTGGACAGCTACCCACTCATCTCCATATGAAAGACAGAATTTAAGATTCACTCCTATTGAAACTTGGAGAAAGCATTATAGAGAATCTGATGATAGTGCTAAAGACGATGGAGTTTATGCTAAACCTTTAAGAGTACTAATGTCTCCGGACGGTAGAAAATTTGGCTTATCCCCAATACCAGATAAAGCATATAGAATTTATTTTTATGCTTGGGAACAGATACCAACTTTATCTGCTCACGATGATGAAGTTAAATATTCAGAGCAGTGGACTACAGTACTATTAGCAAAAGCAAGATATTATGTTTGGCACTTTAAAGAGAATGTAGAATTATCCTCAATGGCTTTAGAGGAATATAAAAAAGGAATTCGATTGATGCGGGCACATACAGGAAAGCCGCAGCCTTCAATTATGACAGATGACAGAATAAGGTTCGTATAATATGGCAGTTGAGCAAGGAGTAGCAATTTCAATAGGTGGGGGACTGGATAAAACATCTTCTTCTTATGAATTGTTTAAAACTCCGGGAAGCGCCACAAGATTAAAGAATTTTGAAGCGTCCAGCAGTGGCGGATACAGAAGGATAAACGGATATAGAAGATTTTTGATAAGTCCGGTTGTTGATTTTACCATTGTTAATGGTGGTGCTGGATATGATAGTGGAACTACTGTAAATATTACAGACTCAGAAGGAAATGGTAGTGGTGCTACGGCAACAGTAACCGTTTCTGGCGGAGTTATTACTGCGATTTCATTGACAGACGCAGGTTCTGGTTATCAGATATCACCAACTGTTTCATTTTCCGCTACTGGTAGTTCTGTTACAACAACTGCAGAAATAACAGCTAATTTAAATGTGGCTACAACACCAACAGGTTCAACGTCACCCATTAATGGCGTATATTCTTATAGTGAAGGTCTTTGGGCATGTCAAAATGGAAACATTTATTGGACAGAAAATGGTTATACTTGGACACAGGTAAACAAAGATTATGGTACGCCTTCTGCTGGTGTTACTACAACACAACAAGCAACTGAAGAAGCAGATGAAACTTGGACAGCAACTTGGGCAACAGCCGCACAACTAGCTTCGGCTACAGTTGTTACATTAGATACAACAGCACGATATCAGTTTTCTGAATATGTTCCATCTGGTGTACCGGACGCAAGAATTACTGCAGTAAATGGTGCTGATGCTCCAGTTTACTTGGAAACTAAATTAGTAGGTGGAACTAGAAATTTTAGATTTCATAGAGGATTATATGACGCATTCGGATTATCTAAAACAACTCCGGTATATGCTGATATTCCTAAGCCTCAATATACTACAGTACACTTAGACCACACTCTTTTAGGCGCGTGGTCTAGTAAATCAGAGACATTATATTATAGTACAAGATATGATGATGCAGATTTTAATGGTGCATCTGCGGGTTCTATAAATGTAGGCGATAAGATAACTGGATTAAGAACATTCCGTGGACAAATTATTGTATTCGGTGTAAATAGTTTAAGTCGATTACTCAATATTACTTCATCCTCTACTATAGCGATGCAGGATATAACAAAGAATATTGGTTGTCTAGATGGCTTCTCTATTGCTGAGATTGGCGGTGACCTAGTATTCTTAGCACCGGATGGAATTAGAACGGTTGCTGCAACAGCGCGTATTGATGATATTGAATTATCTTCTATATCACATAAAATATTACCTGTTATTACTAATATAGTTAGTAACTTAGGAGATTTTGATTTGTCAGCAACTGTTGTAAGAACACAAAACCAATATAGATTATTTTATTGTAATTCAACAACAGGAGTAGTATCTCAGAAAGGAATTATCGGAACATTTAAGATTACTCCGCAGGGTCTTCCAGTTTGGGAATGGTCAGAAGTGCAAGGAATAGAAGTCACTAATATGTCTTCTAATTTTGATACAAACGATACTGAAATAATACATCATGGAGATTATGATGGATTTGTACATTTCCATAATAAAGGAAATAGTTTTAATGGTAGCAAAATAAGTGCTGAGTTTAGAACTCCAGATATAGATTATGGTGATATTGGAATTAGAAAAACCCTACATTTTACTAAGCTTTCAATAAAGCCGGAAGGAACAACAGATATAAATTTAGATGTAAGATATGATTTTGAAGACGCAGATTTACAACAACCGTCTACATTTCCAGTTGGTTCTATATTAGAGCCTTCTCTTTTCGGAACTGCTATTTTTGCAACATCAAAATTCGGAACTCCAGAAGTTCCTATGAAAAGAATTAACTTATTGGGAAGTGGTTTCTCAAATAGTTTTAAGTTTACAAGTAATGATATGAATCCACCATACTCTATTCAGGGTATGTATGTAGATTTAATTCCAGCAGCTAGGAGATAAATAATGGCAAACCCGTATACTAGACAATCATCATTTACAGACGGAGATACAATTACTTCGGCACTATTTAATGATGAATATGACAAATTAGTTTTATCCTTTAGTAGTACAGTAGGACATACGCATGATGGTTCAACAGCTGAGGGAGCACCGATTACTAAATTAGGTCCTACCCAAGATGTTGTTATAGCCGCAGGTTCTATGTTACCTAAAACAAATAATACGGTTGATTTAGGTTCTTCTTCTTTAAAATTCAAAGATGGATATTTTGCAGGTAATGTAACTGTAGACGGTGTTGTTACCCACAGCGGTAATATGATAATAGGTGATGCTGCTACAGATACACTAACAATCAATGCTACTATACAAGGAAGCTCTTTAATATTTGAAGGGGCTACAGATAATGCTCATGAATTAACATTAGCAATTCCGGATGCCGCTTCTGATATAACTGTTACTCTTCCTAATGCTACAGATACATTAGTAGGTAAAGCAACAACAGATGTCTTAACTAATAAAACACTGACTTCTCCCGTTATTAATACAGGCGTAAGTGGTACAGCTATACTTGATAGTGACACAATGTCAGGTGCTAGTGCTACAACACTTTCTTCATCAGAATCTATTAAAGCATATGTTGATGCAGCAATATTGACGGAAGATACACTTGCTGAATTGAATGATACCAATATCACATCAGCGGCAGATGCCTCATTATTATTATATGATACAACTACATCAACTTGGCGAGATGCGGCTATGTCAGGCGATGCTACTATTGGTGATACAGGTGTTATTACTATTGCAGCAGGTGCAGTTGATATAGCACACCTATCGGCTACGGGAACAGCAGGCGCTACTAATTTTCTTCGAGGAGATAATTCTTGGGTAGTACCAACAGATACCAATACTAATCAATTAACAACATTTACTGTATCTGCAACAACTGACACTACTCCGACCACTATATCTCAAGGTGATGATTTGATGATAGCGGCGGGCACGGGTATTACTACTGAAACAACAGCAGACGGAACTGTTACTATTACGAATTCTTCTTCTTCAGTAGTTAGTGATACCTCACCACAATTAGGTGGAGATTTGGATGCAAACGGAAATCAAATCCAATGGTCACAAGGAGCAGATGTTGCTTCAGCCACAGCTCTAGCAGTTTTAACTGATGGTAACTATTTTGATGTAACTGGTACGACAGCTATTACATCCATCAATACCACTGGTGGTATAGGTACTTTAATCAAGCTACATTTTGATGGTGCTTTAACCTTAACTCACGATGCTACTGATTTAATATTGCCGGGCGGTGCTAATATTACTACAGCAGCAGGAGATGAAGCTGAGTTTATTGAATATGCCTCTGGTGATTATCGATGTACCAACTATTCTAAAGCAAGTGGTGAAGCAGTTGTTCCGGGTAGTTATACCTTACCAGAAGCAAATGCAACCACTAAAGGCGGAATAGAACTATTCAGCGATACTGACCAATCTGTTGCAGCAGAATCTGTAAGCACCACAGCTAATAGAACATATGGTCTACAATTAAATTCTGACGGACAGGGCGTTGTCAATGTACCTTGGTCTGATACTGATACAAATACTATGGGAAGTGGTTTTACGGTATCCGCAACAACTGATACTACTCCGACTACCATAACACAGGGCGATGACCTGATGTTTACAGCAGGAACAGGAATCACTACCGAAACTACTGCTGATGGTACAGTCACTATTGCAAGTACAGTTACAGATACAAATACTATGGGAAGTGGCTTTACAGTATCCGCAACAACTGATACTACCCCAACTACCATAACGCAAGGTGATGACCTGATGTTTACTGCTGGTACTGGAATTACCACTGAAACAACTGCAGACGGAACTGTCACTATTGCAAGTACAGTTACAGATACAAATACTATGGGAAGTGGTTTTACTGTTTCTGCCACAACTGATACCACTCCAACCACTAT